CTGTGGGAGCTGTACTTAGATAAAGTTCGACGCAAATGCAAAAATAAAAGTTTTGATACGACGCTTGATGAAGAACATGAAGCCGCCCATGCAGAATCCATTGCCGGGTTTACAGATGAATGGACAGAGGCTCGTAATGTGTGGGGCGCAGGCATTGATGATATTGAAGATTATCAGTGGCTTGACTATGCGTATTCATCATGGGTATCGCGCACAGTGGTGGATTCCGTATCCCGTGAAAAGAATGTCCGGCAGTTATGCATGTTGGAATTGCAAATGAATAAGGCATTGGCGCGAGGCGATATTTCTACGTATGAGAAGCTGAATCAGACATTTTTGAAAGTGCAAAGCAGCGCAAATTTGCAGCCAAAACAATCTGACGCTGCTGATAAAGACGGCGAAAAGCCATTGGGCGTTATGTTCAAAATGATTGAAGATGAAGACCCAATGCCAGACCCAAAAGAAGAATGGAACACATATGGCATTGCACATATGTTTACGGTCTATTTTATCGGGCACTTGATGGCCATGCTGGGCTTAAAGAATCGGTATGCTGATATGTATCATGCCGAAATGGAAAAATACCGCGTGGAGATTCCTGAGTTGGAAGAGTCCGACGATGAGGATGTATTTGACTATATTATGAACAATGGTGTCTTGCCAGATAATGATGGCGATGAGTAAGCGGGTGGTTTGGTGCTGACAGAATATCAAACCCCTGAGGAACGCATTACGCGGTTAAATCGGCAGCTAGGTAAGTGGTGTACATTTTGGCGTTTCTTCCCGCACCGGTGCGCAAAAGATTATTTGGGTATCCAGTGGTTGGCTGATTTTCAGAAAGCGCTGTTGTTTGCGTTCTTTCATTTTACCTACTTAATGATAATCGCAAGTCGTGGCATGGGCAAATCTTTGATTGTAGCTTTGACTTGTGTTTTGAAATGCATTCTCTATCCTGGCATCCAAATTGTCATTGCTGCTGGTAACAGAGGACAGTCTATTAATGTGCTGAACAAAATTGTAGACGAGTTCTTACCACAGTCAAACAATCTGGCTGCTGAGATTGACGATTGGTCTGTGTCGCCACAGAACGCTTATATCAAGTTCCATAACGGTTCTCAAATTAAGGTCGTGACGGCAAAGCAATCTGCCCGTAGCGCTCGTGCGCATTTGGTTATTTGCGATGAATTTATCCAAATCTCGCAAAATGTTATCACCGGTGTTTTGAGAAAGTTCAAGGCCGGTGAGCGGACGCCGGGGTTTTATCGTAAGAAAAAATATAAAAATGTTCCCAAGGACCGCAATGGTGAAATTTATATCAGCTCTGCTGGCTATAAGTATCACTGGGGCTATGCAAAGTTCAAGTCGTTTTTCAAGTCCATGATAAAGGGTGAGTCTTATGCTGTATTTGGGTTCCCCTATCAGCTTCCTGTTGCAGCGGGGTATTACCCAGCTGAACAGATTCGAGAAGAGATGCAAGAGGACGACTTTGATGAAGTCCTTTGGAGTATGGAAATGGACTCGCTGTGGTATGGTCAATCTTCTAACGCCTTCTTTGCATATGAGGATTTGGACCATGCAAGACGAGTGGAACGCGCTATTTACCCACGGCCTTACTATCTGATTCTGAATAGTGACCGTGTAAAATATCAAACAAAGTCTGCCGGAGAAGTTCGTATCCTGGCGGCGGATATTGCTGTTATGGGCGGCAATAAGAACGACGCAACCTGTCTGTGTGTGTTGCAACTGATTCCGGCCAATAACGGGCAATTCATTCGGAACCTGGTTTATATGGAGACGATTGAAGGCGGACACAGTATGAACCAGGCCGTGCGCATTCGACAACTATATGATGACCTGGATGTTGATTGGGTCGTGATTGATACAAACGGTGCGGGCATGGGCATTTACGACGCATTGGTGGTGCCGCTCTATGACGAAGAGCGTGGTATTACTTACGAGCCGTGGAGTTGCAAGAACGACAACGATATGGCGATACGCTGCGTGGACCCGGATGCACCGAAGATTATTTATAGTATCAAGGCAACTGCGGCTTTCAACTCTGAGGCGGCTTCTTCTTTGAGAGACTGCATCCGACGTGGTAAACTGCGGTTGTTGCAAGACGTGACGGATGGCATGAATTTTATTCGGAAGCGTGACGCCTACAAAGGATTGTCTGCTGAAGACCAGTTGCTGTTTGAAGTCCCATACTTACAGACAGATGCCTTTATTAACGAGACCGTCAATTTGTCCTATGAAATTACGGGGCAGAATAAAATCAAGGTTTCAGAAGCATCTGGTATGCGGAAGGATAGATACTCTTCCGTTTCTTACGCCAACACGATTGCGAATATCATTGAACGTGATGTGCGTAAAAGTGTTGATGATTTAACATTTGTAAACGCACCACGCTGTGTGAGTCGTGTAGCGTTTTAATGGGGCGGGTGGAGGCACCTGCCCCTTTTCGGTAAAGGAGGTGCGAAATGTCGCAAACTGAAGATTTTGATGTGATAATCGCATCTCAGGATACGGCGGAAGATACGATTGTGTTGACAAGTGCTGAGCAAGGCGAGCGTTGGCTGGCAGAAGCGTTGCGGACATATGACCCCAAGAATCAGGCGTATTCGACGTTGCTGTCTGAGGGGTCTTCTTCCAGCGAGACGACCATCAGTGATTTGGAAGACCTCGCTGATGGAGCGCAATCTTCTTTAGATTCTATTCTGACTATTAACGCGATTATTCGGAAATACATCAATATGGACGATATTATTGGCCATGTGTACGACAGTGTTTTGACGAATATCAATACAGAATATCAAATGACCTGGCGTAATTTTGAGGACAATAAATCTAAGACTAAGAAGTTGGCTAAGGTGAAGACACTCATTGAGGATTTTAACCAGCAAATCAATATTGAACAGTTGATTTGTGAGGCCGTTCCAATCACTTATGCAGAAGGTAACTATTGTATGACCTTGCGACAGAAAGATTCCAACTGGGTCGTAGACTATTTACCGTTAGGTGTTGGCATTGTCAGTGACTATTCTAGCAATGGTAGACCCATTTTGCTTATCAAGATGCAGGAACTCAAGAGCCGTATCCGAAAGACAAACCTGAAAAACAAGAAGAACCAACCGCTCTTCTATGATGATACTGCGACGGAAATCAAAGAGACGTTTCGACAGGAAGTGTATGACGCATACCAGGCCGGTGATACTTATGCCAAACTAGACCCGGATTATACGGGCATCATGCGTGTTAATAATCTGGGAAGAAAGTATGGCGTCTCCCCTATTTTTAAAGCGTTGAAACCGACGCTGATGCTGGATACCTATGCAAATACGGATACGACATTGGCAAAGTCAAAGGCAAAGAAAATCATTCATCAGAGGCTTCGTGCTGAGGTGCTTGGTGACGACGGTACGCGAAATGGTTTTGAAATCATGGCTTATGCACATCAATGCTTTATGCAAGCGTGGCAAAACCCAACAGTGGTCTATACATCGCCCGCTGCGGTAGAAAAGATTGAATATGTGGAAAGCAATATTGAAGACACGAGCACTGATAAAGTGAAGTATTATCGTGAACGTGTGTATAGTTCTTTGGGCATTAATTTCCTGATGAGCACTGAGATGTCTGCGACACTGGCGAAAATTTCTCTGTCACAGCTGATGAAGAATATTGATAAAATCGCTCGACAGCTGGAAGATGTGTTGAATAACTGGTATCGCACGGTCGTGACGTTAAATGGGTATGATTTAGAGTTGTGCCCAACGATTCATATTCTCAACTCTGAACAGATGGAATGGGATATGAAGAAAGATTTGGCTTCTTTCCTGTTCAGCACGGTTGGTGCTTCTTATGAGACAACATTAGATGTGCTTGGTTATAATGCGCGTGATGAGTACCAGAGACGGCTGATGGAAAACGAAGCTGATTACTCTACAGTCTTCTCACCACACGCTACAAGCTATACTTCGTCTGGTAATACGGATACCACTGATGGTGAAAACACTGGTGGTCGCCCGAATGAAACTAATGATGAAGATAAACAAGCCTATGATGATACTTACAACCAAGACGCACGATGAGGTAATTTCATGCGACAAGTATTGACTGTGACGTGCCCACATTGCCAAAAAGAAGTGATTGTAAACGTCATGATAGATAAGGGCAAAGTGGTTGCGTATACGCAGCAAGAGAAACCTTTTATTTCAGAAGCAGAGGTTCAAGACTATCTGCAAAAGGAATATGGGCTTTATTTTGGTTCACTTACCTCGCCTGAGGTATGAACATATATATTTTATAC